AAAGGTATTAAGAAAACCTTTCAAGATTTTGTTGAAAGAGGTGAGATACCAAATATGTTATTATCAGGTCCGCCAGGTATTGGTAAGACCACAGTAGCAAAAGCATTATGTCACCAATTAGGATCAGATTATTATGTCATTAATGGATCGGATGAGGGACGTTTTCTTGACACGGTTCGGAACAGTGCGAAGAACTTCGCATCTACAGTCTCTCTTACAAGTGACTCGAAACATAAAGTCATCATCATTGACGAAGCAGACAATACCACTTCCGATGTACAGCTCCTTCTCAGAGCGTCTATTGAGGAGTTCTCCAAAAACTGCAGGTTTATCTTTACCTGTAATTACAAAAACAAGATTATCGACCCTTTACATAGTAGGTGTTCTGTTGTTGATTTCTCAGTTAATAAAAAAGACAAACCAACAATAGCAGCACAATTCTTCGCAAGATTAAATTCTATTTTAGAAGAAGAAAAAGTAGAGGCAGATAAGAAAGTTCTTGCAGAACTCATTAACAAACATTTTCCAGATTGGAGAAGAGTTCTTAATGAGTGTCAAAGATATGCAGTTAGTGGTAAAATAGATAGTGGTATATTAGCTGCCTTTTCAGATGTTGCTGTAAATGACCTTATTAAAAATCTTAAACAAAAAAACTTTTCTGAAGTTCGTAAATGGGTTGTCACAAACTTGGATAATGACACTTCTGTTCTATTGCGTCGTATTTACGATAGTCTATATGATTCATTGGAGCATAGAAGTATCCCTGCGGCTGTCCTTATTCTGGCAAAATATCAATTTCAGATAGCATTTGTCGCAGACCAAGAAATCAATCTTCTTGCTTGCTTAACAGAAATCATGGTGGAGTGTGAATTCAAATGAACTCAGAACAATTCTGTAAAACAGAAGAGTGGATAGAATTTAGAGATGCCTTGTGGAAAAAGTTCTATCACATGGAAAGTTCATTATATTTTATAGAAGATAAACAAGAGTGGATAGAAATGGGATGTCCTAGAGGTCCTCACCCTATGGACTCTGGACATTATATCAAGTGTTCTTACTGTGGTTGGTATGGTCAACCAGATGGAAAGAATTTTTTATTATTTGATCACATTTTACCAGTATATAAGTACCCACATTTAAGATTAAATGAAAGTAATCTTACTATTTGTTGTGCTGAATGTAATAAGAAAAAGGGTGGTCTTGTAGGTGATCCTACAAGGTTGACAGATATAATGCTACAGTATCAAGAAGATGCTGAGAGTAATCTTAAATTAGACTTCATGAATCCTTCTAAATTTTATAGAAAGATGAAGAAGATAGACGGGATGTATCATGAATACTTCGTACCGTTTAAAGGACTTAAAACACATCAACTATATGTGGGAGCATAAATTCAAATGACTATTAAATTAATTCGTATGTGGTCTGGTGAAGATGTAATCGCCGACGTTATCGAAGAAAATGAGTACACAATTACGATGGAAAATCCAATCGTTGCTGTGCCCTCTCAACAACCAGGACAAATTGCATTTGCTCCTTGGTCTCCTTTACATGCTAAAGGTAAAATAAAAGTTACTGAAAAGTATGTTGTTTATATGGGAGAACCTCAACCAGAAATTATTGAACAATATAATTCAATGTATGGTAAGATATCAACTCCTACTAAAAAATTGATTATTTAATTATGACTAAATCTTATACAAAACTAAAACATCAAGTGAAATCAAGTAGATACTACATCTTTTGGGGTGCTGCTACTGTCGCAGTTATGGCAGGTCAAATCTATGTCGGTAATGGATATCGTCAGATGTCTGAAAAAGTTGGTGAGCTTACCGAAATGCTTGGACTTAAATTTGAAATGGAACTACTAGATAAACGTAGAGGTACAGGTCCTTATATGCCAATGAGAGAAATGATTGACCCTGATGATTATATCATTTGGAAAGAAGTTAAGTAATGTCTCTTAAAGCTCTTAAAACACCACTCAGATATCCTGGTGGTAAATCAAAAGCAATCAAAACTTTATCACAGTGGTATCCTAAAATTATCACAGAATATCGTGAACCATTTATTGGTGGTGGTTCGATTGCAATTGATATTACAAAATCAAATCCAGACATACCAGTTTGGATAAACGATTTGTATGTTCCTTTATATAATTTTTGGGTACAGTTAAGAGATCGTGGTGAAGAATTATCAGAAAGAGTTCGTGAAGAAAAACAGAATACTCTTGATGAAGGTGACAAAGAAAAAGTAACTGCAAGTGCAAAAGAATTATTCAATAAGTACAAAGAAGAGATTGATACTTATGATGACTTTGAAAAAGCAGTGGCATTTTTTATAATGAATAAATGTAGTTACTCTGGATTGACAGAGAATAGTACATTTTCACCAACAGCATCTAATGCTAATTTTTCATTAGTTGGTGCAGATAAATTAAATGAGTATTCAAAGTTAATTCAACATTGGAAGATTACAAATATAGATTACTCGGAAGTTATGAGTGCAGAAGGTTCCGATAATACATTTGTATTCCTCGATCCTCCATATGATATTAAAGATTTTTTATATGGTAAGAATCGTGAAATGCATAAATCATTTGACCACAATTTATTTGCAGAAAATGTTTATAAATGCAAACATAATTTTATGATTACCTATAATGTAAATCATCGTTTAATGCAAATGTATGCAGAATATGAATTAAATTTTTGGAATCTCAGATATTCAATGGCACATAGAGGAGAAAAGGGAACTGAGGATAATGTCAAACAAGAATTATTAATAACTAACTATAACATAAATCCAGTAACACCAATAGAAGAATTACTAACTACATGACAGAATTCATTCAAAGACATATCGGTATTACCGAAACAGAACAGACTCAAATGTTAAACGATTTGGGTCTTTCTTCGTTAGAAGAATTAGTAAGAGAGATAGTGCCGACTTCGATCTTACTTCGTGGTGATGATAATTTACCAGAACCTTGTAGTGAACAACAGGCACTTGAAGAATTAAAAGAAATTGCAGAACATAATATTGTAAGAAGAACTTTGATTGGTCAGGGATATTATGGCACGATTACACCACCAGTAATACAAAGAAATGTATTTGAAAATCCTGCTTGGTATACATCCTATACACCATATCAGGCAGAGATATCACAAGGTAGATTAGAAGCATTATTTAATTATCAAACACTGATCACAGAACTTACTGGATTACCAGTTGCAAATGCATCTTTATTAGATGAAGCAACTGCAGCAGCAGAGGCAATGATACTTGCATATGGTCAGTCTGATAGAAAAATTATTTTAGTTGATAGTAAAGTATTTCCACAAACTCTAGCAGTATTAGAGACAAGAGCAAAACCATTAGGTATTGAGATTAAGTTAATAGATTTGGATCAGACTCCAGATCTTAAGGATATATCATTAGCATTTGGAATCATAATTCAATTACCAAATAATCATGGTAAGTTACACCATCCTGATGGATTACTCAGATGTGCTGAAGTATATAAGTGTATGAAGATTGCAGTTGTAGATCCTTTATGTCAGGTATTGATGAAACCTGTAGGAGAGATGGGATTTGATATTGCAGTTGGTAGTATGCAAAGATTTGGTATACCGATGGGATATGGTGGGCCTCATGCAGCATTCTTTGCGATCAGTGAAAAATATAAGAGAAAGATTCCCGGACGAATTGTAGGACAGTCGGTAGATAGTCGAGGTAATAAAGCATTACGGTTAGCACTACAAACAAGGGAACAACACATAAGACGAGACAAAGCAACGTCCAATATATGCACTGCCCAAGCACTACTTGCAAATATGGCAGGATTCTATGCTGCATATCACGGAGCAGAGGGTCTTAAAAATATTGCAACTCGTATTCTTACTTATCGTGAAATTTTAAGAAAAGGATTATTCTGGTTAGGTATAGATGTAGATGATACTGAAGGATTCGATACAATACGATTTAAAAGTTTTCTTGCTGTTGAAGGATTTAATGTTCGTTATGAAGAAGATCATACTATCATCACTTTAGACGAACTTACGACTCTTGATGAAATCAAACAATTGTTAAATTCACAAC